CAATGACTGCACCAGTTCAAGTTAAGCGTATGGGTAGGCCACCAAAAGCTAGGATGGCAGCATGAAAGAAGGTCTTTTATCTGGTGTCGTATGCCCTATCGCTACGCAGGATGTTTCCGTTAATCTGAAAAACCGCAACCATGCGTTTGCGGATTACGGTTATGGGCCACCAAACCCTGACGAGCCTAACGAGGCATTTTGGCTAAAGAAGGCCAAGATGTACAACGCTCCAACATCCGCTATCAAGTCAATGCGCTGCGGTAACTGTGCAGCGTTTATCCAAACTCCAAAGATGATGCAGTGCATATCTGATGGGCTGGAAAAGGACGAGGGTAAGGGAGAGTTGTCCTATGACCAGCAGTTTATTGAGGCTGCAAATCTTGGATACTGTGATCTATTCCAATTCACTTGTGCAGCGGCCCGTACTTGTGATGCGTGGAAATCTGGTGGGCCTATTACTAAGGATTAAATCATGATGTATGCCAAAGTACCTAAGACTAAGAAAGCAGCCGCTAAAGTTGGTAAGGTAATGGGTGAGTACAAATCTGGAACTTTGCATTCTGGCAAAGGTGGCCCTGTTGTTAAAAGCAGAAAGCAAGCCATAGCTATTTCTCTTTCTGAAGCCAGCAAGATGGGTAAGAAGAAATGAAGACTGGACTCTATGCCAACATCAATGCCAAGCAAAAGCGTATCGCGGCTGGCTCTGGTGAGAAGATGAATAAGGTGGGGTCTAAGGCCGCACCTTCTGCTGCTGACTTTAAGCAAGCTGCAAAGACTGCAAAGAAACCCAAAAAGGCAAAGTAGATGAAAACTCCTGCTTGGCAACGATCCGAGGGTAAAAATACCAAAGGTGGATTGAATGCCAAGGGGAGGGCATCCTATAATGCTTCTACTGGTGGCGATTTAAAAGCACCAGTAAAGTCTGGTGACAACCCTCGACGGGCCTCCTTTTTAGCACGGATGGGCAATATGCCTGGCCCTGAGTATAAGGATGGAGAGCCTACAAGACTCCTACTTTCTCTCAAAGCCTGGGGTGCTTCATCTAAAGATGATGCAAAAGCGAAAGCAAAAGCTATCTCAGCGAGGAATAAGAAATGAGGCCAGTTTCAGTTGGCGTTAGTCCTACGGCGGCAGTAGATACCACAGTCTATACCTGCCCTACGGGTTATTACGCCAAATTTACTGTAATGTATATACACAATACAGGTGGCTCCACCAAGCATATTACTGTCCAATGGTTTGACGCTAGTGCAAATACTACGCTTGATATTTTGACTGCCTATGACTTTACTTCAAAATCTTATTTGCAATTTGATGGCAATGCCTACATTGTTTTTGAAGAAGGCGATAAGTTAAAAATTACAACACAAGCGGCAAGCACATTTAGTTTTATAGCGACATTTGAAGAAGAAGGGTTGACAAGATCATGACCTATTTAGAACTGATTAATGATGTTTTGATTCGGTTGCGTGAAACTACCGTAGCCACCAACAACGCGACTACCTATTCAACGCTGATAGGTAAGTTTGTCAATGATGCCAAACGCCAGGTTGAGGATGCTTTTAGCTGGAACGTATTGGGACAGAACATAACACTGACAACAGTGGCAAACACCTACAGTTATAGCCTTACTGGTGCAGGCCAGAAGTTCCAAGTTATGGATGCCATCAACACTACGTCAAACGTAGGGATGCAAAATATCAGTTTTGTGCAGATGAACAGGTTTCAAAACCTTGTGCCGGTAGCAACTGGAATCCCAGAATACTATGCTTTTGATGGCGTTGACGCTAGTGGAGATACAAAGGTAAGCCTGTATTCACGTCCTGATGGCGTATACACGGTTATTTTTTCCCTGACTATCCCGCAGGCAACATTGGCATCTGACGCAACATCAATCCTAGTTCCTGATTTCTTAGTAGCGCAGAACGCATACGCAAGAGCATTGGTTGAACGTGGAGAGGATGGCGGTCTATCTTCCTCTGAAGCCTATCAACTCTACAAGTCAATGCTGTCTGACTACATTGCCTTGGAGGGTACTCGATACCCCGAAAATCAGGAGTTTGTTGCGATATGAGCCAAGCACTGCAAACTGCCAGCGTTCAAGCACCAGGCTTCTTTGGGCTGAACACGCAAGACTCGCCTTTGGACTTGGCGGCTGGGTTTGCTTTGGACGCTACCAACTGCATAATTGACCAGTACGGGCGCATTGGTGCTAGGAATGGTTGGTCAAAGATTAATTCATCATCAGGAAACCTTGGCGCTAATGATGTTGGCGTTGTCCATGAGTTAGTGCAGACTGACGGAACAATCACTGTTCTGTTTGCTGGTAACAACAAGTTATTCAAGTTAAGTAGCACCAATACGGTTACCGAGTTGACGTATGGCGGTGGAGGTACTGCGCCTACAATTACCGCTAATAACTGGTCGTGCGCCTCTCTAAACCAAATCACTTATTTCTTTCAAACTGGGCATGATCCATTGATCTATGACCCAGCAGTAAGCACAACCACATTTAGGCGTGTAAGCGAGAAAACTGGTTATGTTGCTACCGTTCCAAGCGGGGATATTGTTATCTCAGCATTTGGACGTTTGTGGGTTGCTAATACTGCATCCATAAAAAGCACTGTCTACTTTTCAGACTTATTGGCAGGCCATGTATGGTCAACTGGAACATCTGGTTCTTTGAATGTTGACAGGGTTTGGACTAATGGAGCAGATGAGATTACCGGCCTGGCAACGCATAACGGTTCATTAATCATCTTTGGCAAACGTCAAATCTTGGTTTATGCGAATGCAACAACACCATCAACAATGTCACTGAGTGATGCTGTGGGCGGTATCGGCTGCACTGCCAGGGACACTATCCAGAGCACGGGTAAAGACATCCTTTTCCTGTCTAACTCTGGCGTTAGATCGTTTGCTAGGACAATCATTGAGAAGTCAGCGCCACTTGGTGATCTATCAAAGAATGTTCGTAATGACCTGATGGCATCAATTGCAAGCGAAACACTTGTAAACGTCAAATCAGTCTATTCCGAGAAGGAAGCGTTTTACTTACTTACCCTGCCATCAACAAAGCAAGTCTACTGCTTTGATACACGGGTGCAGTTGCAGGATGGATCGTTTAGGGTGACTGTTTGGGACTCGATTGAACCTACCTCACTGCTATATAGACGCAATGGCGATTTAGTCATAGGTAAGAACGGTTACTTGGGTAAGTACGAAAACTATCAGGATGACACCTCAACGTACCGTTTGCAGTATTACACCAATCAATCGGACATAGGGATTGCAAATGCCACTTCAGTCTTAAAGAAGTTAAAGGCTGTTGTTATTGGTGGGTCTAACCAGTTTGTCACTATGAAGTGGGCTTTTGACTTTACGACAAACTATTTATCCAATAATGTTGCAATCCCGACTCAGGGAGTTGCAGAGTACGGGACTGCTGAGTACGGTGCAAATGCTACCGTTGTTGCTGAATATTCTAATGGTGTTGCTTTGCAGACTTTAGTTACGCAAGCAAGTGGCGCGGGTAAAATTGTCCAAACTGGTTACGAATCAACAATTAATGGTTCTCCGTTGTCTATTCAGAGGATAGAAATCCAATTTAAGGATGGGAAGCAAACATGACAAATTACACTCAAAGCACTAACTTTGCCACTAAAGATGCCCTTACGTCTGGCGATCCTCTAAAGATTGTCAAGGGTACAGAAATCAACACCGAGTTTGCCAACATTGCTATCGCGGTAGCAACCAAGGCAGATTTAGCAAGCCCTACGTTTACGGGTACTCCATCACTTCCCACTGGTACTACTGGAGTTACGCAAAGTTCGGGAAATAGTAGTACGTTGTTGGCAACCACTGCCTTTGTACAAACAGCATTACAGATATTGCATCCAGTTGGATCAATCTACATTAATGCTACTAACGCTACCAATCCTGGCACTTTGCTTGGCTTTGGTACTTGGACAGCGTTCGGTGCTGGTAGGGTAATGGTTGGTTTTAATTCTGCTAACGCTTTATTCGACACTGCTGAAGAAACAGGCGGTAGTGCTGATGCTATTACTGTTAGCCATACGCATACGGCAACTGTTACAGACCCAGGACATTCCCATACTGTTGCATTGTATGGAGATACTATTTCTGGCAGTTTAGTTTTGCGAGGTACGGGTAATTTTTCAAATAATATATCAACAAGTTCTGTCACTACTGGAATAACAGTAGCTAATAGCACAACTGGATCATCTGGAACAAACGCTAACTACCAGCCCTACATTACTGTCTATATGTGGAAGCGCACAGCATGATTACTCATCACTTTAGCGATGGTTTGTACGCAAAGGAAACTCATATTCCTTCTGGTCAGATGTTAATGCAGCACAAGCATGAGTATTCCCACTTTGGAATTCTTGCTAAAGGGAAGGTGGTTTTTGTGAAGGATGGGAATATACAGATCATTGATGCGCCTGCCTGTTTGAATATTGTCGCCGGCGAGAATCATGGCATTAAAGCCATGACCGATGTTGTTTGGTATTGCATTCATCATACTGACGAGAAAGACCCGTCAAAGATAGATGAAGTTTTGATTAAAGGGGAATAATATGCCTTGGATTGCTGCTGGTGCTAGTTTATTGGGTGGGTATCTACAGGGTGAATCAGCAAAGAGTGCGGCTAACACGCAGGCTGCTGCACAGCGAGAAGCCGCCCGATTAGCCGCTGAAGAAGCCCGTTTTCGGCCTGTTGGTGTCACTACTAGGTTTGGTTCATCTCAGTTCACTACAGGCCCAGATGGGCGTGTTAGCGGGGCTGGGTACACCTTGTCGCCTGAGATGCTGGCTTATCAAAACCGTTTAATGGGATTGACTGGTCAAGGGTTGACGCAGGCCGAGGGAGCGCAAGAACAGTTTGCGCCATTAATGCAAGCAGGCCAAGGTCTATTCGGGCTAGGTTCGCAATACTTAGCGCAATCACCAGAACAAGTAGCGCAAAGATACATGGCAAAACGTATGGATTTGCTTGCTCCTAGCCGTGAGCGTTCAATGGCGCAGTTGCAGAACACTTTGTTCCAGCAAGGCCGTGGCGGGTTGAGCGTTGGAGGTACTGGATTGCGGCCTGGTGGTGGCGAGGGATTAAGAGCTACCACTCCAGAGATGGAGGCATACTACAACGCGATTGCACAGCAGGATGCTCAATTAGCGGCAGAAGCAGAGCAAGCAGGCCAGCAAAATGTGACATTTGGAGCAGGATTACTTAGCGGTGGTGGAGATTTGATTAATCAAGGTTATCGAGGCCAGGCAAATGCATTGTTGCCTTACGAATCGTACCTAAAAGGCGTTACGGGGCTGGAGTCATTGGGGCAAAATACTTTTGATCTTGGCATCAATATCGGCGCTAAAGGAATGAGTCCTAGCGCGGCTAATGCGATATATGGTGGTGGCACTAATGCTGCTGAAAGCAACTATGCTGCCAATTCTTATAACCCGTTTGCAACGGCATTGATGGGTGCTTCTAGAAGCCCTCAATTAATGAATTCTGCTGCAAATATATTTGGTGGTGGTAGAAGCCCTGGATTTGTTGATTACGTTAACACTGGTAATACTGCAAATCTTTCTCCGTACTATCAAAACCGCTTAAGCAGTACGTTTGGAACATAGGAGTAATCATGGCAGAAATAGTACAAACCCTTTTTGGCGTTAGCCCTGAGTCCTATCAGCAGCAGCAGTCTGCTTTAGCTGACCAGCAAGCATTGCAGTACGCTAAGTTAACTCCGTTCCAACAAGCAAATTATGGTATTGGTCGCGGTGCGTATCAACTTGCTGGTGCTTTAGGTGGTGAAGACCCTGAGTTGCGGAAAATTAGCCAGCGCCAGCAAATTGCGAGTCAGATTAATCCAAATGACCCTGCGTCCATTGAGCGCGGCATTGTCGCTTTATCGCAAGGTGGCGATCCAGAAGGCGCATTCATGCTGCAAGCCGAGTACCGCAAGATGCAAGAAAGCGGCGCATTAATTGGTCAACGTCAAGCGGCTGGGAAAGCATCATTAGCTCAAGCAGGCCGCGAACGCCAGCAAAGCATTCCAAACGATATTCAATTGGCGCGTGAGATTGCGAATTTGCAAGAACAGGTAAATCAGTTAACAGGTTTACCTGCAAGTCCCGAACGTGACGAGGCATTGAGACTTGCATCTGGGCAACTTTCTCAATTGGAAAGATTGACGGCTAAAGCTGAATCAAAAAAACCAACTACCAATGAATTGACAAATGCTGAAAATATTGCTTTGTTAGCTGGCCCCAAAGGATCGCCTGAGTACAACGCCAAGTTTATGGCTGAGTACAGCCGTTTAACTGCGCCTAAAGAGGCTAAAGTTCCTCGCTTTGGTGACGCGGCTGAACGGTATGCAAAATCCATGTTCAAAGGTAAAGCTTACGATGAATTAACGGACGCTGAAGCGGAAATAGTTAACAAGCGTGTAGATGCTGAAGCAAAAGAAAAAGGGACAAAGGTTTCAGTTAATTTGTCTGATCCAACTGCTACCGCAAAAGCAAGCCTTGAC